GCATCTTTATATAATAAATAAGGCGTACCTGTTTCCATTTGTGAATCTAATATTTTAAACCACAATTCTCTCGCATCTATTTTTTTACGAATACATTTTTCATTGGATTCATATCTTTCATATAATTCTTTAAAATTATCTCCATATACATCAGACAAACCAGAACATTCGTCAGGACAAAAATAACACCATTTACCATTTGTTTTCACTCTTTCCATAAATAAATCAGGTATCCACAGTGCATAAAATAAATCTCTTGCTCTCATATCTTCATCTCCATGATTTTTTTTCATTTCTAAAAAGAAATCAATATCTGGATGCCAAGGTTCTAGATAAATAGCAAAAGAACCATTTCTTTTTCCAGATTGATTAATAAATCTCGATGTATCATTAAATACCTTTAACATTGGAACAATTCCATTGGATGTCCCATTGGTTCCTCTAATTAAAGAATTTTTACTTCGAATATTATGTATATGTAATCCAATACCTCCAGCATACTTGGATATTTTTGCACAATCTTGAAGTGTATTAAATATACCTTCTAAACTATCATCTTCCATCGCTAATAGATAACAAGACGATAATTGAGGTGTGCGTGTTCCCGAATTAAAAAGGGTTGGTGTAGCGTGAGTAAAATATTTTTGAGACATTAAATCATAAGTCTCTTTGACTTTTGAAAAATCGTTTCCGTGAATTCCTAGAGAAACACGAAGCCACATATATTGAGGTCTCTCTACTATTTTATCATTGATTTTAAATAAATAAGACCTTTCCAAAGTTTTTAATCCAAAAAAATCAAAAAGATAATCTCTTTCATTTATAATCATATTATCTAAAAGTTCTCTATTATTATTCACAATAAACCACAACTCATACGAAATCAATGGACTATGGTTATCATTTATATCTTTATATTCCCATAATTGTTTCATCACTTCAGAAAAAGAAGAATTTGTATTCTTATGATGATTGCTAACAAAAATCCTTGAAGCTAAAATACTATAATCTGGATGAAGAGTTGATAATGATGCACACTGCTCACACGTTAATTCATCAATCTTAGATGTAGAGATACCATCGAATAATTGGTCAATCACTTTAATTGTTAATGAAGAGTAATTAATTTCAATATTTACTTCTTTTCCTTGTTTTTTTATTCTGTTTAAAATTTTATCAAATAACATTGGTTCAATAGTACCATCTCTTTTTTGAACACACATTTCTTTAGACATTTATTCTCTATATATGGTTATTATTCTAAACGTATTTCAGATTATAATAGGTATAATAATATCATTTAGATATATTTTACAATTATACTTGTAATCTATTATGGAGTTTTCATTAAAAATAAATGATTTGATATTTTATAAAGATGGATATTATATAATATCAAATATAAATGGAAAACGATTGAAAATCGATGATTTATTTTCAAGCTACGATGTATCTACATATATAAATTATAATGATGTAAATATTCAAATACCAAATGAAAGTAATAAATTGTATAGTTTTTTAAAAATTGCTGAAAAATATAATTATAATTGTATAGGAACAAAAATAAATGTGAATCATTTTGTCATTCCAGAATTTGAAATTTTTAAGAGATGTAAATTGACAATCAATCAATTTTATGAAATAGAGAAAACAGGAAAGAAAACAAAAAATAAAGATTTGGAAATCAAAAATATAATCATTAATCCTTTTCTTTTTATTACAGAAGAATTCCAATTGTTTACATATGAAAAAGCTGATTTTATAAGTAGAGAATATAGACTACATATAAAAGATGAAACACGATTAAAAGCGTGGTCTTATTGTTATTTCTTAAAATTAAATAATTCATTTTATGTATTGAAAACAAAATATATGAAAGATATAGAGAATTTTACAAAAAAACAATCCATTTATTTGGATAAAAAATTACTTCAAAACATTGAAAATACTATTATAGATAAATCAATCAATGGAAAAATTTATAAAACAACTTTATATTTATTAAATCTCGAAAGAAAAATTACAGATGATACAATTAAATCATTTTATTTTAACAATGAAAATGAAATCGATGATATACAAATTAATAAATATATACAAGAATATGAAAATATTCAACAAAAAACATTAAAAAATCAATTTCGATTAGAAATAGAACAAAAAGAAGCAATTATAAATGCGATTCAATATAATTTCTCTATTATTTATGGTCCTCCTGGAACTGGAAAAACAGAAATTATTCGATGTATTAATTATGTATTTTACAAATTATATCAAGAAAATAAATCTGATAAAAGAATATCACCAAAAAATATTAGTATTCTTGCACCAACTGGGTTTGCCTATGTAAATGTAAGAAGAAAACAACAAGAGAATTATTTTAATGAAAATATATCTGGAACTTGTCACAAGGTATTATATAATATTTTAGACAAGTGTAAAAAACATAATTGTAAATATGAAAATAATTTTTGTTTATTATGTGATGAAGAAAAAGAAAAATGTAAATATTTTAATATACCAAAATTATTTATTGTTGATGAATTTTCAATGATAGATATCTTTTTATTTAGAGATTTATTATTCGAATGTAAATATTATAATTCTAAATTAATTATAATAGGAGACCCCAATCAATTGCCTTCGATTGGTCCAGGAATTATTTTAAATCAACTCATTAATAGTGAGTTATTTCCTATTGTTGAATTGAATAAGATAAAAAGACAAGAATTTGGACAATTAATAAAAAATATTTTAAAAATGACAACAGATATAATAAATTTAACTGATTTTACAGATAATTCTATGAATATGATTCCGATAAGACAATTTGTATTCAATGATCAAATAAATAGAGAAGAAATAATAAATTTAATAAATAAAAATAGCTTAACAAAAAATAATAGTAAATTTATTAGTTATTTTAATGATACTAAATTTTTATGGAATGTTGTCGATTTAAATAAAATATTACAAGATATTTATAATCCATTGATTGATTCTTGTAAATATATACCTTTTTCTAGTAAATTTAAAACCGATTATACTTTTCGTGTCAAAGATAAAATTGTAAGATGTTATAATGATTATAGCGATGAAACAAAAATGAGAGCAAATGGCGAAGAAGCAATTATTGAAGGTTTTAATGACCCTGAAGATATATTTTCAAAAGAAAAAGTAAAAATATGTTATTCAGGTGATGATAAATCAGAATACATTGATGTAGAGACATTATACGAGAATTTCAAGTTAAATTATTGTTCAACTATTCATAAATCACAAGGAAGTCAATACAAAAATGTTGTATTTATTATTCAACCAGGACAGAATCGAATCGACAAAAAAAGTATATATACAGCAATTTCTAGAGCACAAGAAAAATGTATTATTATCAGTCATCCTAATGATTTTGTTAGTTTACAAACAAATAATAATAATAATAAAGTTTCACTCTTTTTGGAAGAATCAAATGATTATGATTTTTAACTTTGAATCATTGACTATTATTATTTTATCGACTAATAAAATAATAATAATATATATGTTTAAAAATTATTATGGGTTTATATTTCTTATCATAATTTTAATTGCAATAATATTTCTTCCTTTAGCAACGATGCCACGACCTTCTTGTAAATGTAGTGAAGGTTATGAAAATCTAGGTTCTACAGAAACTCATTTATTAAACTCATATCCTATTAATAAAACAAAAGTGGTTGATAGTGACAATTATTCACATATTTGGAGATATTATCCCATTTTTTCTTTGGGTTCTTATGAACAAATAACTAATAATTTAAAATATTATAAAAATCCAGATAATGGATTATGTTCGCCCGCTGAATTTTGTGGCGATTTTTATCACGATATCAATATCAAACCCAAAACAAATGTAATAAAACCTTTACCACCTGTTGCGAATGATTCGGGAATACGTATTGGTTATTATAGAACAAAAGAAGATTTATTTTTAAGCGCACAACCTGGTACTCTATTAGAACTCCCTGCTTTTTAATAATTTATCTTATCAAAACACCATTTGATATTTATGTAGCAATTCGAGACTTTGGTTTTCGATGTTCAAACCCATCAACTCTTTCTTTTTTTATAATATCCCAAAAATTCTTTATAAGAGGAATCATATCTTCAAACCATTTTTTATTTCTTTTTACTAAAACACAACTTATTTCATTTAATTTCCAATATATTTGTTTTATCCAAATATAATTTTCGTTTTCTTTTAAAAAGTTCTCTATTTTATTATTTGACCATAATTCAAATTCTTTATATGACATATTTATATCTGAATAAATATAGATAGGCTTTCCAGAAGCTGTATCTAAAAAAAATAATATAATTCCCTTATGTTCACCATCTTTACTTATAAAAATATTGTCATCTGTATCTCTAAGAAATTCAATTTCATCTGTATATTCTATAAATTTTGTTTCCAAAAAATCGCATTCGTCTATATTAAACGTTTCCATTTGTAACTGCATTTGTATCCAATATTCTTTTTTAGGTATTCCAGTTATTTCTCTATTTACAATATTTTTTACTTCTAATAATCGACCAAATCGATTTGAAGATAGATCTATATTGATACCATCAGGTGAAGCACCAAGAAAAGAATATTTTTCGTGTCTTAGACAACCATATTCTTTTATTGTTGTTTTGTAAAATGTTTCATAAATTAATATAGATAAAGGTTCGTATTTTTGACCCCAATGTAGAGAACTTTCTGTATTTACATAATTTTTCTCATCATGAATTTTTATATTACACTTTTCATAAATGAGAGAATTTTGCTGTGCTTGACTCTCAAATATTTTATAAGCATTGCTAGCAGTTAATAAATTATTTCTAAAATCATACCATTCAGGTGTTTTTTGAACAGGCTGTTCGATATTATTTATTTTTTCTAATTTATTATTTATTAATATTTTTTCTTCCATAAAAAGTTCTCTACAATAAGTATGTTTTTCTTGTCTTGAAGGATATATATATTCGTAAAAAATAGGTAAGGATTCTTCTATTAAATCCATAATATAGTCTTCATCATTTATAGTGATTTCTAATAAAGAATATACTTCGTCTATCATAATATCTTCAAAATTCGGATCACTAATTACAGAAGGATTTAATTCAATAAAATCAAAATATAATTGTAATAAAGTAGTGAAATCATCATCAATAAAATTCATAATATAAATAACACAATTTATTTATATTAATTTGTTTTTCATAGTAGCGTTTTTAGAAGGAGGTAAACTTCGTAATGTATGAATACGATTCTTATCTATTTTTAAAGTAAATGTTTTTGTTTCTTCGTTAAATGATAATTGAGGTATATCTTTTATTTCTTTGGCTGTCTTATCATAAGTAACATCCTTTACTCTTTGTAATTGTTTATTATCTAATGCGTCTTTCAAAAATAATGTTAAAAGATGATGTATTTCTTCATTTAAATTATTTGTTTCGACATACTTTTTTGCAAAATGAACTAGTTTTTTGTATTTTGTATTATTGTCTATTTTTGCCCAATTTTCATTCAAGTTTTGTAGATTGTTGTCTTCCAAAAATTTATCCAAACTATTAAAATCTGTTATATTTGTTGAGTCAATCATAATATTTCCACCTGATAACATTGATTTATATTGAATATTTTTTAATTCGATACATTCGTCTGATTTGGTTGACATTAGTTATATACAAGAGATAATCTTATATCTTTATAAATAATATATAAAGAAAGAATATATAATAATGGTTTATATGAAAAACAATAAGTAAGATATTTATTACTAAACGGAATGGATATTTTTGTCTATATATGAATATATTTTATATTGACAACATTGCCAATATAAAACGTTTCTGGAATGCCGGAATCGAACCAGCTACCTCTTGAGCTACAATCAATTGCTCTACCAAATGAGCTAATCCCAGACCCAAATAAATTATTAAAAAATCTTTAAACTATTAATTCATAATATAATATTCTTGGCGTGTATATATGAATAAAATAATTAATATTGAAGGGACTTCACAACGATATCAAATGAAAAAAGTAGAGAAAGTAGAAAAAATAAAACAATTTATAAAACCAATTATTCCATTGAAAGAAACCATTTCGTCTTCTCTACTTGAAGAAGAACAAATCACTAATTTATTAAAAATAATAAATAAAGAAAAAACAGAAACAAGTAAATTGATAGAGAAACAAATCAAGAAAAAAATATCTTCTTATAAACAACAAGATATTTTAAAAAAAATTTATAATAATGAAATATTTATTTCTTTCGACGAAATAGTAAATAAAATGGAATCAGAAAAATTACAATGTAATTATTGTCATCAAATAATGTGTTTATTATATGAATATTGTAGAGAACCAAAACAATGGACATTAGATAGAATCGATAACGAAAAAGGACATAATAATGATAATGTATTATTATCTTGCTTGGAATGTAATTTGAAACGAAGAAGAATAAATAAAGAATCATTTGAATTTACAAAAAATCTTCAAATAATAATATCATAATATAATCAAATAATTGATATAAGTATATAAATAAAAAACATATATCCAAATAATGTCATTGGTACAATATAATACTCAAAATGAGTTATTATTAAATACGTTGTTGGATTTTTATAAAAGAGATGATAATTTGAATCGCATTCTAAAAATCATTACTGGAGAAACAAAAATTTCTCTACGTATTGTCGATTGGTTTGCTACGAATTACGCAAAAAAGAATTTTACATTATATAATATAATTGATAAAAATGGTGATGATAGAAGATTTAAAGTCTATCAAGATTATAAATTAAAATTAAAAGCATATTCAAAGAAAAACTTTGATCCATTTTGTAGATGGGAAAGGATAAGTATTCCTTATGAAAAAGATACATTTATAGAGACAACAATAGGACAGTTGAATTTTTTCAAATGGACATTAGAAAATGATATTATTAAATATATAGAAGAAAATTATGAAGAAATAGAGAATGATATGAATAATAGAAATAGTACAAGTAAGAGAAAAGATATGAAGAATGATATTTCTAATAAATCTAGAAAAAAAAGAGAAGAATTGTCAGTCTCAGCAACAAAAAGTATTAAAAAAGAACAAGTAGAAATTATAGTAAAATTTAATTAAATAGTATATGCAATTTAATTAAATATGGGAAATATAATTCCGAAAAAAATTAATTTTGAAGATATCCAATTGATTTGT